ATGCGCGAAACTGTCGGTCGCTACCTCATTGGCACTCGCGTGTTCTACCCTGGGATGTCATTGTTCCAGGAGCTTGTTGTACAACCCACCACCAACAAACTTATGTCGTGGTTAGGGTGGAGCCCGAACGTGCTCACTATTGCCTGGAAAGAGGTTGCGACCCTCGGCCCAGATGACTCCACTGTGGTCGAAAATACTGAACCGACCCGGGAGAATCTCGTTTACGAGGCGGAGGTCACTCCTCCGTGCTGGTTCCGGCCTTACAAGGTTCGAGTCAGCGGTGCTGAGCTGTGCTCTTTGATCCGTGCCGACAATGGCCGCATGGATCCTGTTGCCTACGAGTCTCTTGTTGCTCGTCGGTCTCGCCAGCTCCCATTCTCTTATGCTCACGGCCTCGACACGCCTGAGCTGACGAGGCATACAGCCGACATGGCTATGCTGTACTATCACGCGTCGAGGGGGCGCATTGACCTCCCTCCGACTTCTTTTCCGACCGCCAAGGTTATCACCCGCGCTATTGGCTTTACGGTTATCGCTACGACGATCTCGATTTCCCTTGGGATAAGTTACGCGATCCTGATGCCACTTTCAAAGTTTGCAGCAAGGGCCGCAGCGAGGAAACTCGCGCCCCTCGCTCGACGAGTCTTCCATGGTTTGTCGGCGGTGCTGCTTGCTTCAAGTCTGATGATGACCCAAGGAGCATGGCGGCCGGCGCTCAGCATCGCTTCGGCTGTGCTCCGCCAGTGAGAGACAATGAGTTCTTTCAACTGTACATACAACATGTAGATAATGTATTAAAAACAAAATTCTCCCCAATTATGGACCCCAATGACGACATTGAGGTCTGGCTTCAGCAGTCCAGCTACTCTGAATCCGACAAACAGAAATTGCGGGAAGTGTACAATACCAATGACCTCCCATTGAGCCGTCGCAAGGCTTGTGGGGCGTTCTGTAAAGATGAATTTTACGACGAAATCAAGCCTGCGCGTACCATTAACGCCAGGCATGACGTCTTCAAAATCCTTCTCGGGCCCTACGTTCAAGAGATAGAAAAACAAATCTTTTCTCTGCCCTGTTTTATTAAGAAGGTACCAATGTCCGAAAGGGCTGAATATATCTCGGAGGTCATGTTCTCCGATGAACCCATTATCGTGGAGGGCGATGATGGTCTTATGTATATTAACGGTGTGGCGTACGAGAGTGACTACAAAGCATTCGAGTCGCTATTCGACCAGGTTCTCGTCCATTCGACAGAATTCCGCATGCTCTTCTTTATGCTAGGTGGTGGCGCTGTGGCGAAGAAATTCTGCTACATACTGTGGACGTACATTTACTCCACCAACACCAACCGCTACTCCTCAGGCCTGATCCTGCAGGTTTTATGCAAACGCATGTCTGGCGAAATGCTGACCTCTTTAGGCAACAGCTTCACCAACTACTGTGTCCTCAGCTTCCTCTTGGGCTGGAGTAGGACTACCGGTCAAAAAATCACCCCAGAACACTTTGAGCGCCTTGGGCTGAGAGCTACGCTAACTTGCTATGACTCTCCGTTCGAAGCGAGCTTCTGCGGCATGATTTTTGACCCCACAGAAAAACAAATGATTCGCGATCCACGTCCCACCCTTCTCAAACTGGGCTGGTCGCGACTTCCTTATGTCAAGGCGGGTGACAAGACGAGGATGAAATTACTACGACTCAAAGCGCTATCGTTAGCCTATGAGGCGCAGAGCTGCCCAGTGCTCTCTGCTGTAGCCCGCCGGCTGCTGGAACTAACCGCCCCAGCAGTTAAGTACGACAGGTACCTCTACCGTTATTGCACGCGGTGGGAGAAGGAGTGGCTCGAGGACAATCGGCCCACTCAGTTAATCTGGCCTGTAATAGGGCCTGCCACCCGAGACTTGTTCGCCAAGAAGTACAATGTATCCGTGTCCGATCAAATCCGGCTCGAGGATGAAGCTGCCAGAATGGAGCTTGGTCCGGCGCCGAGGGTCTTCAATGACCTCTTGGACTTTGAGGAACTGCACGGTCTCTCGTGGGATCTCTACGTGTCCCCCTCCATGAATGCTGGCGTGGGGTGGAACGCGCATGGGCACGACCCGCCCTGCTGGCCTAGAGGCTAGCCGAAGTGTGTCCTCAGGAAGGAAAACCTACCAAACCCCTCTAAGGGCCCACGCTGTGGTAACCCCCC